CACCCGTCCAAATGGTTGCTTCAGCTGGTAGAAAACAACAAGGACGCAGAACTGTGAAGCTCACCAAGTCACAAGTAGCTATTTCAAAAAAATTAGGGGTGCCACTAGAAGAATACGCTAAATACGTGAAGGAGGAAGCATGACAAATGCTGAAAAGCAAAAAGAAGTGAAAAAGACCTCACGCGCGTCAGAGGAACGATCAAAAGAGAAACGTAATCAACCTTGGACGCCACCGAACAGTCTCGATGCGCCACCAGCGCCTAAAGGTTTTGTTCAGAGATGGATAAGAACTGAGAGTATGGGTTTTATGGATTCAGCTAATGTATCCAAAAGACTTAGAGAAGGTTGGGTATTTTTAAGATCCGATACACTGTTAAGTGAAATCGGTGAAAATGAATATCCCAAAATTCATGAAGGAAAATACGCTGGTCTGATTGGGGTTGGAGGCCTTGTGTTGGCAAGGATACCAGAAGAGATCGCAAGATCGCGCGCGGATTATTTTAAAAGAATATCATCCGATCAAATGACCGCGGTTGACAGTGATCTTATGAAGGAACAACGTCCTGGGATGCCTATCAATATTGATAGACAATCACGGGTAACTTTTGGTGGCGGACGAAAACAATAATTTTTTTGTAATAGTCCATTACCGATATTTGTTTAACAATAAGGAGAATAAACATGGCTAATGTCGCGGAGAAATTCGGACTAAAACCAGTTCGGTTACTGGACGGAAGCGATTTTATTAATGCCCAAAACAGATATCGTATTGCAGCAAACTATGGCACACCGATTTTCCAAGGTGATCTGGTAAAACCAGTCACTGGTGGTGGAATCGAGCGTCACGTTGCAGCAAGCACGACAGCTGTCGTAGGTGTTTTTAATGGTTGCTTTTATACAGATCCAACGACTCAGAAGCCTACTTGGAAAAACTATTATCCAGGAACAGTGAACGCAAGCGATATTATGGCGACCGTTCTTGATTCCCCGGATCAAGTTTATAAAGTAGATTCTGATGGCGCGTTTGCAGTTGCTGATATATTTAAAAATTTTCACGTAACTAATAACACTGGAAATACTATAACTGGCACATCTAAAGTTCAGCTAGACTATTCAGCATCTGGAACAACTGGAGCAATCGTGCTCCAAGCAATTGACATCTCACAAGATGTTGATAATTCAGACGCAGGAGTCGTGAACGTGGATGTATTAGTACGGGTTAACAATCACTTCTACCGTCAAGGTGGAACAGGCTTAGCATAATAGGAGCATATAGAAAATGGCAATATCACGAGCACAGCTAGTTAAAGAACTAGAGCCAGGTTTGAATGCACTATTCGGCCTGGAATACAATAGATACGACAATGAAGCGGCTTTAATATTCGCTACAGAAACGTCTGACAGAGCATTCGAAGAAGAAGTTATGCTTTCTGGATTTGGAGCTGCGGCTACTAAATCTGAAGGTGCAATGGTTACTTTTGACGATGCAAAAGAAGTTTACACAGCAAGATACACTAACGAGACAATTGCTCTCGCTTTTGCTATCACTGAGGAAGCTATAGAAGACAATTTGTACGATAGATTAGCGGCTAGATACACAAGAGCATTGGCAAGATCAATGGCACATACTAAACAAGTTAAAGGTGCTACGATTCTTAACAACGCTTTCACAGCAGGTACTGGAGGAGATGGTTCATTTTTATGTGTAACCAATCATGCTTTAGCAACTGGTGGGACGTGGTCTAACGCGCTGGCAACAGCGGCTGACTTGTCTGAAACATCACTTGAACAAGGATTGATAGACATTGCAGCGTTTGTCGACGAAAGAGGATTAAAAATAGCTCTTCAAGCACAAAGAATGATAATTCCAAAAGAATTACAATTCACTGCTGAAAGAATTATGAAATCTCCTCAAAGAGTCGGAACAGCTGACAACGATATCAATGCAATCTATCAAATGGGAATGGTACCACAAGGTTATCATGTGAACCATTTCTTAGTAGATACAGATGCGTGGTTCTTGATTACGGATGCACCTAACGGATTAAAACATTTCGTTAGATCGCCTATCAAGACAGCTATCGAAGGCGACTTCGACACTGGAAACGTGAGATTCAAAGCTAGAGAAAGATACGTCTTCGGATGGTCTGACCCTAGAGGAATCTTCGGAACTCCGGGAGCGGCGTAATTTAAGTAGATTTTAAGTAAA